GGCGCGATCCCCTCCCAGTTGCGATAGATCAGGTAAGCCGCCCCGCCGATGAGCGCGGCCCAGAAGGCGATGCCGGCCAGCAGCCCGAGAAAGCCCCCCAGGGCCGCGGCCGCGGCTGGTCCCATCGCCGCCAGCAGCGCCGTTCCCAGCCAGCCCAGCGCGATAGCAAGCCCGGTGACGAGCGGCAGCAGCGCGCCGAAGGCAAAGGAGAGCACACCGACCAAGATCCCGACCACGGCCAGCGCCGCGGCGACCATGGCGATGCGCGTGCCCCACTTGAACCACCACGCATAGCCCTCCTTGAGGCGCGTGATCAGCTTGCCGGTGCCGGCCTCGATCTCCTCGGAGTAAAGCGACTTGATCCCCTCGCGGATGCGGTCGAAGGTGGCGATCAGATCGGACCGCGCCCCAGCGTTGCCAATTGACAGGATCACGCCCTGCATGGCGGATTTCAGCCGCAGCCACGCCCCCGGCAGCCCCTGCATCCGGGTCGCGGCCGCCTCGCTGGCGAAGCCCGCGTCCTGCACCCGCTTCGTATAGGCGCGCAGCTTTTCCGCGATGTCCGGCACGTTCAAGAGCGCGCCGATGGTGCGCGCGCCGAAGGTGTCGAACATCGGCTGGAGCTGGCGCATGGTCGCGCCGGCCTCCTGCAGCGCCCCGACCATGCCGGCGAAGTCGGTAATCCGGTCCTGCTCGTCGGTGAAGTCCGCGATGTTGAGCCCGAGCTCGTCCCAGGCCTTGCCGGCCTTGGCCGTCTGCTTGACGGTGCCCTGCATCACGCGCGCCAGGCCACGCCCGGCGATGCCGCCCTTGATGCCCTGGTTGGCGAGCATGCCGAGGATCGCGCTGGTCTCCGCCAGCGACACGCCGAACATGTTCGATACCGGCGCGGCCTTCTTCATGGACTCGCTGAGCTCCATGATATTGAGGTTCGAGGTCGCGGTTGTCTTCGCCAGAATATCGTTCACCCGGGGCAGCTCGTGGACCGCCTTCCCGAAGCCGGTGAGGATGTTCGTCGAGATGTCGGCCGCCTGGCCGAGATCGGCTCCCGTCGCCGCGGCGAGGTTGAGCGTGTGCGGCAGCGCCCCGATCGACTTCTCCACGCCCAGGCCGGCCATGTTGAGGAATGACAGCGCGTCGGCGGCCTGGGTGGCGGTGAAGCGGGTCGTGCGCCCCATCCGCTCGGCCGCCACCTTCATGCGCTCGAACTGCGCGGGCGTGGCGGACGACACGGCCGCGGCCCGGTTCATCTGCTCATCGAAGGCGAGCAGGTTGCGCGTCAGCCCGAAGATCCCCGCGCCCAGACCGAAGGCCGCGGTCATTCCGCGCCCGATCATGGCCCCGCCAAAGCTCATCATCGCCGCGCCGGCGGCCATGGCCGCGGCCTGCAGGCGCGCGAAGCCCGCCGCCGCGCCGGCGGTGGAGCGCTTGATCCGGTCCATCGCCCCGTGCACGCGCCGCGCCGGGCCGGAGAGCCGGTCCACGAGGCGCAGCAGCACCGAGACGTTCATGTCGGCCATGATTACCCCTTTCCGCGCGCCGTCTTGGCCTGGGCCTCCGCCTGCTCACGGGCGCGGCGGTGGAACGCCATGATGTCCTCGATCTCCATATCGAGGATCTCGCTCAGTCCCCACTTGAACCAGTAGGCGAGGTCGGCGACGACGTCGTCTAGGTTCTCAGGGCAGGATCCAAAAAACCGCTGATCTCCTGGCTCAGCCGCGTCCAGTCGCCGCCGTCCAGCTCATCGAAGAACTCTTCGGGCATCTCGCACAGATCGGCCATCATCTTCACGGTCGCATCGCCGATATTGCCGCGGTCGCGCCCGATGAGATTGGTCATCTTGCGCATGTCGCGCCCCTTGGGCTTGCGCCAGGCGATGGTCTCGATCGTCTCGCCGTCCCACTCGACCGGGACCTCCAGCGTAAAGGCGTTTTGCGCCGGCTTTTTCAGCGGTTTACTGGGCATTTAAAGCTCCTTTTTCAGACGGCAGAATATCCGTCCTGCCGGTTACGCGCTAAGCGCGGCGCGCGGTCGCGCTTTCAGCCGCGCCACCGGCGCGGCTGGGGTGCCTCACATCACCGTCCCAGATTGCGCCGGCGCGTGGCGAGCTGGTCGACGCCGTTGATGATCCGCACCTGGTTGATGACGTCGAGGCGGTGCACCTCCTGGCCATCGATCCGGTGGCGGTAGAAGACGATGTCGCCGATCATCACCTGCAGCTCGGCCTTCTCGCCCGGCTTCCAGTCGCCGTTGTCGAGCTTCATGATCTGCCCGGACAGGTTGGTGATGACCGGCTTCTCCTCCTCGCCCGGCACGATCAGCGAGCCGCGGATGGTGAAGTCCTTCTGCGCGCCCGGCGCCAGGCCCCACAGCTTGACCACCTGCGCGTCGTGGCTGGTGAGCGTGAACTCGGTCTCCAGCTTCTCGGTGCCCAGAACGATTGTCCGCGGGGTGTCCATGCCGCCGCCGCGGAACTCTTCCGTCTTCGCCTCCAGCACCGGCAGCTTCAGGGTCTCGCAGGTGCCCCATTTGCCGAAGCCGTCGACGAAGATGGTAAAATCACCGAGGACGTTAGTGACCATAGCGGCTTGCTCCTATCGTTTGCGTTTGGCACCCCAGTGCGCTCCTTCAGCGCGCTGTAAGGCCGACCGGCCGCCGCGCCTTAGGCGCGGACCGCGGCGCGGATGCGCCGCGAAAACTCACTAACTCGCGAGGCTCAGGATCACCTGATCGATCAGGTCCTGGTAATAGCCCGGCTCGCGGTGCGCCCGGCCCGTGATATGCTCGGCCGGCGCGACCGGCTCGAAGTCGAAGCTGAATGTCACCTTGCCCTGGACCAGCATGTCCGGCGTGTTGAAGTTCGGGTCGATCCAGGCCTCGCCGCCGACGATCGCGCCTTGAGCCTTCAGCCGGCGCAGATAGGCGTTCACCTGTTCTGCGAGCGCTTCGTAAAGCTCCGTCGAAATGGGTTTATCGACAGCCCACAGCATGGCGCGTTCCATGCTCTCGTAGATCATGTCGCGCACCCGGCCCACCGACCAGAACGCCCAGAGCGGGTCGGCGGAGCAGCCACGGTTGCCCCACAGCCGGTAGCCCTGGCGGTGGATGATCGTTGCCACCTGGTTCGCGTTTAGATAGGCGGCCTCGGAGTTCGGGTCGCTGAGATTAAAGTCCACCGGGCGCGATGTGCCGGTGACGCCCTGCAGGACGTGGTTCGAGGGCGAGACCCAGAAGCCTTCGGTGTTGTCGATCAGCGCCTGCAGCCCGGCGACGCGCGCCGAGGGTGGCTGGGCGACATGCGCCTCAAGCTGCGTGTCGAAGAACAGCGGCTGGTTGTCGACCACAAGGATGCGTTCCGAGCCCCAGTCGTTCCGGTAGGTCACGCTGTCCTCGGCGACGATGCCGGCATCGGTGATGATCACCGCGCGCAGCCGTGCGGCGATGCCGAGCAGCTCGGCGGCGACCGGGTTGGCCGCGTCACCCACGGTGACTTCCGCCGTTGCGCCCGCGCCGCCGCCGGGGTCGTTGATCGTGACGGTGGTGCTGGCCTGTGTGTAGTTGAGGCCGGGGTTAGTGACGATGATGCCGGTGATCGCGCCGGCAGTAATCTGCGGGACCGCCTTGGCGCCGACGCCGTCGGCGGTGTCGTTGATCGTGACCGTAGTCTGGTCGGTGTAGCCGGTGCCGCCGTTTGTGACGTTGATCTGGGTGATGCCGTCCGACATGCGCTGGGAGGTGTAGCCCGGCGCGATCAGAATGCGCGGGGTGACCTTCAGCTCCGGCTCAGCCTTGTAGAAGGCGTGCACGCCACTGCGCGCGGCATAATCGCCGACGATATTGGCGAGCGTCCCGTTCAGGTCCGCGCCTTCTTCCACGCGCACCACCACAATCCAGGCCCCGATATGGTCGTAGATCGCGTCCACCGCGTCTTTCAGCGTGCCCGCATCGCCCAGCTCTGCCGTCTGGTAGCGGTTGCCGAGCAGCAGCACCGGCTCGTTCACCGGATATTTGGTGTCGTCAGCGTCGGGCGCGGTGCCGATCAGGCCGATGACGGAGGATTTCACTGTCTCGATCGGCCGCCACTTGGTGTCGATCTGGACGATCTCGACGCCGTGGAAAAACTGTTCAGGCATGGTGCGGTAGTCCCTTTTTCTGGGGCGCGGCTTTACGCGGGACTATCGCGCGCGAGAGGTGCGCGGGCTAACGTGGACGGCTGTCGCCGTGGCGCGCTGGTTTCCTACGGCCAGTGCGCGTCTGCGTCGTAATCCGCCGGGATCGGGTCCGTGTCCTTGAGCGTCCACGCCGCCTTGTAGTGCGCATCCACATGCGCAAAGGCCAGCATGCCCGCCTCGATCATCTCCGCTGGCGTGAGCGACTGGTCCTCATTGCCGGCGTCGCGGAACGTGATCGCGGTCGTATCGCCCTGGGCCTGACGCACCTGCGCGAGCGTCACCAGCGCCTGAATGTTCTGAATATCGCCAGGGCGCGTTTGCATCGTGAAGCTCTTGCCGGTGGACAGGTTCACGGGGCACCCCAGCGCGATGCGCCGGTCGCGCTCGGCGCCTACCTCCTGCCGCGACACGGCCTCCGGATTGTGGCTCGGCATCCCCGGCACGGGCGCATCCGGGAAATCCCCTGCCGCAAAGCCGAATCTGGCCACGGCGCTCCCATCCGTCACGAGGACCCACGCGCCGCCCTGCCACTCCCATTTGTGGATCGTGCCGGCCAGCCGCTGCATGAAAGCGGCGTGCTCCGGCGCGCCCTCAAGCGCGTCGAGGTCGGCGCGCGAATTGATGATCGCCATATCGTGTCTCCAGCGTTCGCATCAGGTTTTCGACATCGGCCCAGCGGGCATGACCTATCCATGCCGAGAGGAACCGCTCAAGCGCGACGGCGTCGCCGCGCCGGGTCAGCGCGCGGATCTTGCGCTTCGCCCGCTGCACCGAGTGCTTGCGGAGCAGCTTGTGGCGTGGCCATATCCGGTAGCCGAGGAAGTTCACGCCGCGGCTGATCGGGGCGACCTGCCACTTGCTGAACACCATGCCCATCTCCTCGCGGGCGAAGGCCGCCATCCGGTCCTTGGCTGCGCGCAAGAAGGCGGGGTCGTTGCCGAGCAGAACGATGTCGTCCATGTAGCGCGCCCAAGCCAGCGGCTTGATCTCATGGTGGACGAAGTGGTCAATCCGGCTGCCATACACATTGGCGTCGAGCTGCGAGGTCAGGCTGCCAATCGGCACGCCCGTGCCCTGCGTGGGCGTAATGCGCGCCTTCAGGTCGAGCGTGCGCGCGCATTTGATCTTGCCCGCATAGATCCCGTGCAGCCGCACCAGATCGATGCTGGGAAAGTATTTGCTGAAATCCGTCTTCAGGAAATGCGTCGCCCCGGTCCGGCGCAGCGCCGACTGCACATGCTTCACCCCGGCATGGGTGCCCTTTCCCGGCCGGCAGGCGAAGGTGTAGGGCAGGAAAGCGCGCTCGAAGATCGGCTCCAGGATGTTGTTGAGCGCGTGCTGCACGACGCGGTCCTTGAACGGCAGGCCGCTGATC